TAGTACACGATGAAAGTGGTAAGTGGGAAAGACCCGATAATATATTAAACAACTGGCGAGTTACAAAAACATGTTTACGATTAGGTAGTAGAATTATAGGTAAATGTATGATGGGCTCAACATCAAACTCATTAGACAAAGGTGGAGAAAACTTCAAACGATTATACAATGCATCAGACGTTACTAAGCGAAACAGAAATGGACAAACAGCGTCTGGATTATATTCTCTTTTTATCCCAATGGAGTGGAACTACGAAGGATTTATTGATGAGCACGGAAGCCCAGTCTTCAATACTCCGAGTGATGACGTCTTTGACCCCCATGGAGAGTTAATAGATGTAGGTGTTATAAACCACTGGCAAAATGAAGCTGATGGTTTAAAAGGTGATCAAGATGCATTAAACGAATTTTACCGCCAGTTTCCTAGAACTACGGAGCACGCGTTTAGAGATGAAACAAAGAACAGTATATTTAACTTAGTTAAACTATACGAACAAATAGACTACAACGAAGAAATGTCTAGAACACTAGGTATTTCAAGAGGTAATTTTCAATGGGTAAATGGTGTTAAAGATACTCAAGTAATATTTTACCCAGACCCGAAAGGTAGATTTAAAATAAGTTGGACACCTAGCCCAAACATACAAAACAAAGTTATATTAAGAAATGGTATTAAATACCCAGGTAACGAACACATGGGCGCTTTTGGTTGTGATAGCTACGATATATCAGGAACAGTAGATGGTGTAGGTTCTAAAGGCGCTTTACACGGTTTAACTAAGTTTAGTATGGAAGACGCACCGGCTAATACTTTTTTCTTAGAGTATTTAGCTAGACCACAAACTGCAGAAATCTTTTTTGAAGACGTTTTAATGGCGTTAGTATTTTACGGAATGCCTATACTATGTGAAAACAATAAACCTCGTTTGTTATACTATTTGCGAAGACGTGGTTATAGAGGGTTTAGTATGAATAGACCTGATAAAATATGGAACAAACTATCTGTTGCAGAAAAAGAAATAGGTGGTATACCTAACTCAAGTGAAGATATAAAACAAGCTCACGCCGCAGCAATTGAAATGTATATTCAAAATAATGTAGGTATGAATCAAGATGGTACATTTGGCAATTGTTATTTTAATGAACTGTTAAATGATTGGGCAAGGTTTGATATAACAAAAAGAACAAAGCATGATGCATCAATTAGTTCTGGATTAGCTATAATGGCAAACAACAGACATCTTTATGCTCCAAATGCAAAAATAGAAAAACCACAACTAAATATAAGTATTGCTAAATACACAAACAAAGGCAATACATCTAAATTAATTAAAGAATAAATATGGCAGAGTCTGTTATAAATAGTTATTTTCCAAGCCAAGTCGTAAGTGACTTGGAAAAAATGAGCTATGATTATGGTTTAAAAATAGCTAAAGCTATAGAAACTGAATGGTTTAATCAAGATAGAGGTGTTAATAGATACCACACTAATAAAAACAATTTTCATAATCTTAGGTTATATGCTAGAGGAGAACAATCAATACAAAAATATAAAGATGAGTTATCTATTAATGGTGATTTATCTTATCTTAATTTAGACTGGAAGCCAGTACCTATTATACCTAAGTTTGTAGATATAGTTGTAAACGGTATTGCAGAAAGAACTTGGGATATAAAAGCTTTTTCTCAAGATCCTTTTGGAGTTTCTAAACGTACTCAATACATGGAATCTATTTTGTTAGACATGGAGACTAAAGAAATAAACGATTATGTTGCTAGTAATATTGGTTTAGATCTTTATCAAAATGATCCAGAAACTTTGCCTGACAGCAAGGAAGAGTTAGAATTACATATGCAGCTTTCTTATAAACAAGCTGTAGAAATTGCTGAAGAGCAAGCTATCAATGTTTTAATGGAAGGTAATAAGTACGAGTTAACTAAAAAACAATTTTATTACGATCTTACAGTTCTTGGTATTGGTGCTGTTAAAACTTCTTTTAACACGTCTGAAGGTGTTGTTATTAATTATGTTGATCCAGCTAATTTAGTTTATTCTTACAGCGAGTCACCATACTTTGACGATATATATTATGTTGGTGAAGTAAAGAGCGTTTCAATAAATGAATTAGCTAAACAATTTCCACATTTAAAACACGATGAACTAGAAGATATTGTAAAAAACAAATCTTACCACGCTAAAAACTATCACGGTGGATTAACTAATTCTAGAGAAATAGACAATAACACTGTTCAAGTTTTGTATTTTAATTACAAAACCTATATGAACGAGGTTTATAAAATGAAAGAAACTGGTACTGGTGCAGATAAGATATTACCAAAAGACGATAGTTTTAATCCGCCAAAAAATAAAGAGGGCGGATATGAAAAGCTAGAAAGATCTATAGAGTGTTTATATGATGGTGCTTTAATACTAGGCACTAACAAATTACTTAAATGGGAAATGGCAAAGAACATGATGCGACCAAAAAGTGATTTTACTAAAGTAAAAATGAACTATGCTATTTGTGCACCTAGAATGTATAAAGGAAAAATAGAAAGTTTAGTAAGACGTATTACTGGTTTTGCTGATATGATACAGCTCACACATTTAAAGTTACAGCAAGTGTTATCACGTATGGTACCGGATGGTGTTTATTTAGACGCTGATGGTTTAGCTGAAATAGATTTAGGTAATGGAACAAACTACAATCCGCAAGAAGCTTTAAATATGTTTTTCCAAACAGGTTCTGTTATAGGTAGATCGTTTACTTCTGAAGGTGATATGAACCCTGGTAAAATACCTATTCAAGAAATACAATCTGGGGCTGGTAATAATAAAATGCAAAGTTTAATACAAACTTACAATTATTATTTACAAATGATAAGAGATGTAACAGGATTAAATGAAGCTAGAGACGCGGCAACGCCAGATAAAAATGCTTTAGTTGGTGTTCAAAAATTAGCGGCGGCAAATAGTAACACAGCAACAAGACATATATTGCAAGGAGGTTTGTTTTTAACTAGTGAAGTAGCAGAATGTTTATCACTTAGAATATCTGATATTATAGAGTATTCTCCAACAGCTGAGGCTTTTATACAACAAATAGGTTCTCACAATGTTTCTACACTTAAAGAATTAACAGAATTACATTTATATGATTTTGGTATATTTATAGAACTAGCACCTGATGATGAAGAAAAAGCTATGTTAGAAAATAATATTCAAATGGCTTTACAACAACAGTTGATTGAACTTGCTGACGCTATTGATCTTAGAAATATTAAAAACGTTAAACTAGCTAATCAATTGCTTAAAATACGTAGACAGAAAAAATTAGCTAAAGATCAAGCAAACCAAGAAAGAAATATTCAAATGCAAAGCCAAGCAAACATGCAAGCCCAACAAGCAGCTGCGCAAATGGAAATGCAAAAAAATCAAGCTAACGCAGACATGGAGATGCAGCTGGAACAAATGAAAGCTCAGCTAGAAGCTCAAAAACAAGCGCAAGAAGTTAATTACAAAAAAGAACTAATGGAACTTGAGTTTAACTTTAACATGCAGTTAAAGCAAGCGGAGGTTAGCGCTGTAAAAGGTAGAGAAGCTGAAAAAGAAAATCGTAAAGATCAAAGAACAAAAATTCAAGCAACTCAACAAAGTGAAATGATTGACCAAAGAAATAGTGGAAAACCACCTAAAAACTTTGAGTCAGCAGGTAATGATACCTTAGGTGGTGGTATGAACCTAGGATCTTTTGACCCAAGATAAAACAATTTATTAATTATTATATTATATTATGGAAGAAAATAAAGAAAACGTAGTTGAAGAAACTACACAAGCAACTGAACAAGTTGAAGAAAAAAAACCAAACCTTAATGAAGACGGCGATTACGTTGTTAATTTAAATAAACCAGAAGAAAATGAAGTTAAAGAAGATAACCCTGACAACGAGGGAGTGGTTGCAGTCGATGATAATGCCGACACCACAGAAAAACAAGAAGAAGTACAACCGGAAGTTGAAGCACAAGAAACTCCAGTATTAGAAGAAGTTACTGAGGAAGAAGTTCAAGAGCAAACAGAAGAGCTAGAAGAAGAAATAATAGAAGCTCAAGAAACTGGACAAGCTTTACCTGAAAATTTACAAAAAGTTGTAGATTTTATGGAAGACACTGGTGGTAGTTTAGAAGATTACGTACGTCTTAATCAAGATTATTCTAAATACGACGACACAACAGTGCTTAGAGAATATTACAAGCAAACAAAATCTCACTTAACAGATGATGAAATTAGTTTTTTAATGGAAGACTCATTTTCATATGACGAAGAAGTTGACGAAGAAAGAGAGATTAAAAAGAAAAAAATAGCGTTAAAAGAGCAAGTTGCCAACGCTAAAAGCCACCTAGACGGGCAAAAGTCTAAATACTATGAAGAAATCAAAGCTGGTTCTAAGCTAACGCCTGAACAACAAAAAGCAATGAATTTTTTTAATAGGTATAATAAAGAGTCTGAAGAAGAAACCAAAGTGGTTAAAAAACAGCAAGATACTTTTATAAATAAAACTAACAAAGTTTTTAACAATGATTTCAAAGGTTTTGAATATCAAGTAGGAGAAAAAAAGTATAGGTTTAATGTTAAAAATCCTGATGAAGTTAAGACAACACAAAGCGATATTAATAATTTTGTTGGAAAGTTTCTAAACAAAAATTATGAAATGGACGACGCTAAAGGTTATCATAAATCATTATTTACAGCAATGAACCCAGATGCTATTGCAAATCACTTTTATGAGCAAGGCAAGGCTGATGCTATGAAAACTAGCATTGCTAAATCTAAAAACGTTGACATGAACCCTAGACAATCACATGGCGAGGTTAATGTTGATGGTATGAAGTTTAAAGTGTTAAGCGACAATACTTCTCCGACTTTTAAATTTAAAACAAAACTAAATAAATAATTTAAAACAAATTTAAAATGGCAATTAATGCAGGAACTAATTTGAATAGTGTTTTAGCTCCACAAAAGCAAACACTAGCGTCAAATTATATCGATTTCACAGCGTCAGGAACAGCAGGTTGGGCGCAACAATATTTACCAGATCTTATGGAAAAAGAAGCTGAAGTTTTCGGACCGAGAACTATTTCAGGTTTCTTATCACAAGTAGGAGCTGAAGAGGCTATGACTTCTGACCAAGTAGTTTGGTCTGAACAAGGTAGACTACATTTATCATATATTGGTACAGTAAACACTGGAACTTCAGTTGTTACAATTGTTACTGATATTGATGGTAATGCACTAACTAGTACTCACGGTATAAGACTTAACGACCAAGTATTAGTAGCAACATCAGAAGGAACAGCAAAATGTATCGTTACAGCTCACTCAGGTGCTACTGTAACTTGTGTACCTTATGAGCAAGAAAACCTAGATGATTTATCTGCTTTTTCTACAGAGTCAGCGGCTGCATGTACAGTGTTAGTTTATGGTTCTGAATTTAACAAAGGTGTTGAAGGACAAGGAAGTTACGGTGGTATTTCTGCTTCTGGACCTAAAACTGTTAAACCAAGTTTCAAAAGCTTTACTAACAAGCCAATTATTATGAAGGATTATTACGAGATCTCAGGATCTGATGCTTCACAAATCGGTTGGGTTGAAGTTACTGGTGAAGAGGGACAAAGTGGTTACCTATGGTATTTAAAAGCTGAAGGTGATACTAGAGCTCGTTTTACTGATTACTTAGAAATGACTATGTTAGAAGCAGAAAAAATTGTTTCTACATCTGTAGCTGTTGATACTATATTCGCAGGTGCTGCTGGTCTTGGAACTAACGCTGGTACTGAAGGTTTATTCGCGGCTATCGAAGATAGAGGTAACGTTACTACTGGTATCACTGGTGTTAACGCTTCTACTGATTTAGCTGAGTTTGATCTAATATTAGCTGAGTTTGATAAGCAAGGTGCTATTGAAGAAAACATGATGTTTGTAAATAGAGCTACGTCTCTTGCAATGGACGATATGTTAGCTTCAATGAATTCTTACGGTGCTGGTGGTACTTCTTACGGAGTATTCAACAACTCTGAAGATATGGCATTAAACTTAGGTTTCTCAGGTTTCAGACGTGGATCTTACGATTTCTACAAGTCTGACATGAGATACTTAAATGACAAAGCTACAAGAGGTGGTATTAATGATAGAGATGCAGTAGCTCCGATTAGAGGGGTTGTTATCCCAGCGGGTGTATCTTCTGTTTATGACCAACAATTAGGTAAAAACCTAAAAAGACCATTCTTACACGTTCGTTACAGAGCTTCACAAACTGACGATAGAAGAATGAAAACTTGGGTAACTGGTTCTGTTGGCGCTGCAACTTCTGATTTAGATGCAATGCAAATAAACTACTTATCTGAAAGATGTTTAATTACACAAGGTGCTAACAATTTCATGTTAATGAAATAAGCACTGTTTACTAAAGAACCGGGGCTTCGGCCTCGGTACTTTTATTTTATTAATTTATATTATATTATATTATGGCAAAAAAACAAAAAATGGTTGTTGAACAACCAAAAGTAGAAGTACCGGTTATGGAAACACCAAAACCAAAAATTAAAAAAGTTCCTCACGCAGAAGACGGTTGGGAAATAAAAGATAGAAACTATTATTTAGTTGGTGAAAAATCACCTTTATCTTATTCTATAAGATCTTCAGATGTTTTTTATTTTGACGAAGTAAAAGGTTATGAAAGAGAATTAAAATACACTGAAAATCAAAAAACCTGTTTTGTTGATGAGTTCCCAGAAGGAAGTCAATCTAGGTTAGCGCATATTATTTTTAGAAATGGATCGTTAAAAGTACCTAGAAACAAGCAAACTTTACAAAAATTATTATCATTATACCACCCTCACAACGGAAGGTTGTTTAGAGAACATAATCCAGTTAAAGTAGCTTCAAATGAAATAGATTTATTAGAACTAGAAATACAAGCTTTAAACGAAGCTAAAAACCTAGACATAGACATGGCTGAAGCAGTTATGCGTGTACAAGTTGGTTCTAAGGTGTCAGAGATGAGTTCTAAAGAACTTAAAAGAGATTTACTATTATATGCCAAGAAAAATCCTAGATTATTCTTAGAATTAGTAAATGATCCTAACGTTCAACTTAGAAACTTTGGTATTAAAGCAACTGAATTAGGTATATTAATATTATCACCAGATCAAAGAACATTTATGTGGGGTACTAATAAAAGAAAACTAATGAACGTTCCTTTTGATGAGCATCCATATTCAGCTTTAGCTTCATGGTTTAAAACTGATGAAGGTATGGAAATTTATGCAAACATTGAAAAACAATTAATGTAAAAACTTTGTAGAAGCAGTCGCTCTACGGAGCGATTGCAAACTACAATAAAAAAATATTATGGTTAATATAGATACAGTATATCAAAAAGTTTTAGCAATAGCTAATAAAGAACAAAGAGGTTATATAACTCCACAAGAGTTTAATCTTTTTGCGGACCATGCTCAAATGGATATTTTTGAGCAATACTTTTATGATATAAATCAATTTGGACGTTTACCAGGTAATAGCACTGAGTACTCCGATATGTTAACACTACTAGAAGAAAAAATAGCTATATTTAAAAATATAAAACTATTATTTTATCAATCGCCTTATTTTCAAAAACCACAAGAACTATATAGAGTTGGAAGTTTAGAAACTGGTTTTGGCGAAATAGAACAAATAAACCACAACGAGTGGTTAAAGATTAAAAACTCTCCATTAGCTAGACCTACTATAAAACGCGCTGTCTATATAGACATGCCAAGAGGGTTTAGAATATATCCAACATTCACAAACAACGTTCACTGTCATTATATTAGAAAACCAAAAAATATCCATTGGGGATATACTGTTGTTGGTGATCATGCTCTTTATGAGCCAGAAAACTCAAAAGACTTTGAGCTCCACCCTTCAGAAGAAAACAACTTAGTTGTTAAAATACTAGCTTTAGCAGGTGTTGCAATTGAAGATCCTAGCTTATACCAAATAGCCACAACAGAAGATCAAAAAAATATTCAACAAGAAAAACAATAAAACATGGGATTATTAGATAGATATATACAAAAATTTGATGCTACAACTGGTCAAGGTGAGTTTATAGACTTAGGTTTAAATTCAAAAATATATTATGATGGTAATGATGGTGTACAAAATAATGGTGGTAATTATGGCAATTATCAATTTGTTTCTTTAGATGATATTATTAATTCTTTTATAATTGCTTACGTTGGAGAAGGTAAAATAATAAGTAAAATAAGAAGAACTGACGTTGCTTTTCATGCTCAACGAGCTTTAGCAGAGTTAAGTTTTGATACTTTTAAATCAATAAAATCTTTTGAAATAGAAGTTCCTTCTATATTAACAATGCCGTTACCTCAAGACTATGTTCACTATGTTAGACTTTCTTGGGTTGACGACGCTGGTATATACCACACAATACATCCTAGTTCTAAAACAGGTAATCCAACTGCTTATCAACAAGAAACAAATGGTGATTTAAGATTTGAAACTAACACTTGGAAAGTTAATATACCAGGAGATCCTTATTTAGATCAATATATAGAGTATGGTATTACAAGATCATACGATTCGTTTGGAAATCCTATAACATCACCTAACGATTTTGTTTCTAAAACTCCTTTACCTCAGTTTACAAATGAAGTTAGAGTTTCAATTGCTCAAAACATAGCTGGCGGAGGCCAAAACATGATATATGGCGTAAACATAAATCAAAACGCTGTTCAAAACCACGGTATGAAAATAATGATGGACACAGATCCAGGTGGTTTAGCCGTTGGTATGAGTGTGTTTGGTCCTGGAATACCACTAGGAACTACTATAGCTGCTTTAGATGGTATTACTTCAGATACATATCCTGGAATAGCAATACATACAACACATCCTGATTTTGAAGCGTGGAAACTTAAAGACTCTGCTTTGCAACCCGCAATAAATCCAGCAAAACCTTTAGTAACTGTAAACGCACAGCTTTACGGTAAAGAAATAATATTTGTAGATTTAAACAAACAATCAAACACTTGGAGTAAGTATAAATCTCACACTCCTACAGATAATCAAAATAAATACGACGATGGTACTTACGACCTTGTACATGGTGAAAGATACGGTTTAGAACCTCAACACGCACAAGTAAACGGCTCTTACTACATAAACGACAATACTGGGTTAATACATTTTAGTTCTAATATATCAGGCAAAACTGTTGTGCTACAATACATTAGCGATAGTTTAGGAACTGATGGAGAAATGAAAGTTCATAAGTATGCTGAGGAGGCAATGTATAAGTGTATAGCATACGCTATAATGTCTACAAGAGCTAACGTGCAAGAGTATATTGTTCGTAGATTTCAAAAAGACAAGTTTACAGCTGTAAGAACTGCTAAGCTAAGACTGTCTAATTTTAAACTAGAAGAGCTAACACAAATATTAAGAGGAAAATCTAAACATATAAAACACTAACGTATGCCTGAAATTAAAAACACTTTCATGGCGGGAAAGATGAACAAAGACGTCGATGAAAGATTAGTGCCTAAAGGTGAGTATAGAGATGCAATGAACATACAGGTGTCAACTTCAGAAGGATCTGATGTTGGCGCTGTTCAAAACATACTTGGTAATATCAAGCTAACAGATTCGTATGTTATACCTTTTGCCTCTAGATGTGTTGGTGCTATAGCTGATGAAAAAAATAATTGTTTTTATTGGTTTGTTCAAAATAAAGATAAAGATGTAATATTAAAGTACCACAATGGAAACGTAACGCCTGTTGTGGTTGATTTATTTCCTGACGACCCTAAAAAAAGAATATTAAATTTTCCTAAAGTAATTACTAAAAAACTTATTACTGGTATTAACATAATAGATGATTTACTTTTTTGGACTGATGGAATTAGTGAACCTAAAAAAATAAATGTAACACTATGCCAGCAAGGTACTGACGTTACAAGCTCTTACCACACAAGGTTAATTGTACCAAAAAACAATATAACAATTAACGATAACATATTGTTAAAAGAAGAGCATATAACTGTTGTAAAAAAATACCCGCTAACACCTTTAATTTTAGAACCAAAATATACTAAGTCAATTACTTCTGAAATAATTTCACAAAATCCATTTCACGATGGAAGTGGAAATTTATTAACTACTGGCGATGTTGTTATTGCTGATTTTGACAACTTTATTAATGGTTCTGGTTACAATGTTAATGAAGAGTTGTTGTTATTAAATACTAACGGTCAACTTCCTGAAAACTTTGATGTTAAAGTGAAAGTGGTTGAAGATATTAGCGGTTCAAGTGGCATTAATATTGGTAATCCAAGTGGTTATTCAAATGTTTATAAAATTGAAATATTATATATAAATCCTTCTTTAACTACTGGAAATTCTGGAGGCCTTATGTTTAAAGCTCAAAGTGTTTCAAAAGAAGAAATAATTTTTGAAAAAAAGTTTCCTAGATTTAGTTACAGATGGAGATATCAAGACGGCGAATACTCTACATTTGCACCTTTTACGTCTACTGTTTTTGGACCAGGTAAATTTTCTTATGATACAAAGTCTGCTTTTAACAAAGGTATGGATAAATATTTAGTTGGTTTAAATTTAAGAAATTTTTTACCAATAAACACGCCAGAAGATGTTGTCCAGGTAGATATTTTATATAAAGAAGCTGACAGTACTACTGTTTATATTGTTGACACAGTGAAACCAAATGATAGAGAGTCTATATCTATAGGTAATGCTGAAGAAAGTTATGTTGCTGAAAACTTTAATAACCCAAACTTTAACTTGTTTGGTAATCACATGCTAAGCTGTTGGGATGCTAATTCTTACGAGTTAGAATCTGATGTTATTTTTGCAGCAACTCCAGAAAATCAATTATTAAGACCTTGGGATAATGTTCCTAGATTTGCTAAAGCTCAAGAAATGAGCGCAAATAGAATTGTATATGGTAACTACACTCAAAATTTTGATGTTTTAGACAAACCAGTTTTACAATCTAAATATATAACTAGATATCCAGATAATATTAAATATAATCCTTTATTTTTTAACAACTACACAGATACTTATT